CAGCGGTCGGATGTCATGGTCGTGCTGGAACCGCACCTGGGCCTTGATGAAGTCGCTCTGAGCCCGCAGCAAGTCGAACGGCTCGAACGTGGTCGCCTTGATGACGTTTGCCTCGTGACCGCCGGCCTGCCCCAGAGCCTTCTGCTCAGCGCGCTTCTGCCGCTCGGCCTGATCCCAGAGCTCCTCCTTGGTGGGGATGGGCGTGAAGACGGCAGTCGCCCGGTCGTTGCTCTCGTGCTGTGACATTGGTGTAGCCTCTCCTTTGATCGTTATCCAGAATTTCATTACTTCGGCGGGACCATCAGGTTCGCGTCGCAGCCAGAATGATATAGCTCTTTTTCACCCTGCCAGAACCGGGTTTTTCGCTGATACCAGCCATGCGCGACATTGACAGGATTTCCCCGCCGGGACTTTCCGCCACATCCGGAGCACCGAGTTAGCAGGTAGCGGCGAAGCATTTGTAGTGGACCGACTTGGATATGCCAGTGGTGAACATGCCACTTCCAGCCTTTGGTGTACCGCCACTTTCCGTTCTCGCGAATTCGCCTAGAGCAGACGGTAAGTGCGTCCTGGTCATCAGGTTCCACATGCCAGATCGTGATCATTTCCGGGAAATGACAATCCCGTCCAGCGATAAGCCAGCTTGATGACCAGGACGAGGGCTTCCACCAGGGAAACGGTCCAGGCTCATGCGGTTCCTGGTCTTCACACCATATTCCGCAGTTGTGATAAAGCCGGAACTTCCACCGGTCAGTCGTGTAACTCTGCTTCTTGACTCTCGGCCACGGCCTCCTGATTTCGAAGGCCACCACCATCGGGTCGTGCATCGACTTCTCCGATCAGGCTTGCCGCCTTGACTATTGAGACTACTGAGCTCTCGAAAACCTTTTGCAGGATGTTCATGAGCTGGATGATCGAGGCGATGGTTTTCTGATAATCCTCTATCACCTCTTTATCGGTCTTAGCCATCTTCGGCATCTGGGATCTCAAGGTTCTCCACTTTGATGTAAGCGTCGAGGAAAGTTACCCGTCGCTCTCCGTCGTGAATAACCTCGTAGTACATGCCGTCGTTCCGGTCAGTGATAACGAGGGCCTTCCAGTTGCCTAGCGTCTTGCTCCACCACGAGACCCGAACCTGGTCCATGGACTTGAGAGTTTCTTCTTCGTCGATGATCTCGAGCCGGCTCTTGACGTAGTCGAAAACGATTCGCCGGGCCTTTTCCTGCAGGTCGATCACTCGGGTTCTCCCTTCCTCATTATCTCACGGGTTTCTGCCGACGGCTCAACCCATGATCTCGCCGGCTTGATATCGAACGCCAGGGTCACGTTCTCGATCTTGCACGTCATGGCGATGTCCAGGAGGAGCGGCGCGGCCGTGTCCATGGCATAGAGCTGAAGCTCGCCGTACTTGTCGATCTCCGCCGAACCACTGATGAGCGTTTTGCCGAGGATGTTGATATTGAACTTCGGGCGTTGAATCCCCGGCAAGCTTACCTCAACCTCCCAGTCCTCCCGATGGTCCTTGCTGACGTGCGCCGACCAGGCGAGCATCGCGTCATTCCTCGAATCGCCATGGAAATGCTGCTGGCATCCGAGAACCAGGCAGACCGCGATCGGATCCGCGTCGCTAAAGTGCATCGACATGCCGATATTGTCATTCGTAGCTCTCAGCGCCATGATTAAGCCCTGCTCCTCCGCTTGAACTTCTTCGGGTCGATGCCGGCCAGCTCGAGTTCATGCTTCGTCGGGCTCGGGCAGAACGCGTCGTGATGGTGATGCGGCTCGAACGGGCAATATTCCTCACCGATTCCCCGATGGGTTCCTTCGCAGCCGAACCGCCAGTTCCCTGAAGCGAGCCGGGAAACCCGCATGGCCTGGGAAGCCTGGGCGAATTCCTTCTTCCCCGCCGGACTGAGTTGCTCGAGCTCCTGGACATCCAGCGGATGGCGAACGATCAGGATGCAGAGAATATGAAACCTGATCCGCTCGGAACGGTCGCCCTTGATCCTCCAGAGCTTGTTCCAGAAGCTGATCAGTTCCTGGGACGTACGGGGCTCAAGGACTCGAAGGATATGCGCGTCCTCTTCGGTTTCTGGGATTGGCATTTCTCTCCTTATTAGATTTCTCGCCAGGTGTTACCCTCGTCAAGATAACCATGCCAGTAATATGGCGGAACACCGCAGCCGATTGAGGCTCGGATCTCGAGCGACCCGTCCTCGCACTCCCGGAAGGAATGCGGAGGAGAGGTCACCATGTGTAGCCCAGAGCCTTGAGTTTCGTGATCGAACATGTTCTCGCCGAAGTGAATGGGAAGAAGGAAATATACTGCCTGATCTTCCTGATCATTCCGGATAAGCGGATGCGGGCCAGAGTAATCCCCGGCCCGCTCCAGGTCGTCCATAGAACCGACTCGCCTTGCCGGGGATAGCTTGTCAGTCATTTACAGGTATTTGAGACGTGATCTCGATGACCGAGTCCTGCTTTTCGGCCGGCCAGACCTTCAAGCTGAAGCACCGGGGAATGCTCGGGTCGAACGGCATATCCTGGGTTGGCTCTGGTTCCATTTTCGAGGCGATCTTGGACGGCTCCCGGAAATCGACGACCCGGCTAGTGCCATCAGCGAACACGGCGGTTATGGTCAGCCGTATGCAATTCGGGTCGCTAGAGCTTCGATCCTGTTCTCCGTCACCGAAGGCTTCCGGGTACTTTGACCTGAGTGGCTCGCTATCTGCTTGGAACCCCCGCATCAGTCGTCGTCCTGGGTCAGCATGACCTCGACTTCGGACTCCTTGTGGATGACCGGGATTTCCGCTATCGCGCTCGAGATCACTAGCGGCATGTTCTCGGGGAAGAGCTGACCGCTGACCATCTTTCTCTTGCTGATATCGAAGACCGCCTTGATCGACCCGTCTTCGCCGATCTCAGCATGGCCGACGACGATCCTGTCATCACCCCGGTAGACAACCAGGGGCTTGCTGACGATATCCGTCATTTCACTAAACCTCCATACTTCATCTATTATCATGTAGAGCGCTTTTAGGCCTTTCATGACCGGAACCATTCCGCATCACCGAACTTGCTGAGATTCTCGAGGGCCGCGTCGGTTAGCTTCCGGAAGTATCGCATGTCGACGGCTTCCTCGATCTCGTCAACCATGTTAGCCTTGACGATCGCGGCTTCCTTCCAAAGGAAACCCTTAGTTCCGGTAGCTGCGTGGAACTGACCGTCTTTGCCCCGTAGTAGAGTTCCTCCTCCAGTGCCCGCCAGTACTGGTACGAAAGCTCCTGCCCGACCGACGAAATGAGGTTCAGCGTCTCCGAAATCGAGATAGAGGGCTGCGGTGACCGTCTTCGTCTCCACCAGGTCATCGAACGTGATGCGCTCTCCAGAAAAGAGCGTCTTGAACACGTAGGGATGAGCGAATTGCGCTCCCGTTGCATGCCACTTCCCTTCTCCGTCCTTGGCGACGTAGACCGCGTCGTTTACCAGGCAGAACTTGGAATACGTGGCCTCGTGCTCAAACTCATAGCCGTACTTAATTCCGAAATCCATGACGAACTGGATGATCTCTGGCGTTGAGTTCGGGATCTTGATCGAGTCGGTCTTAATGTGCACGACCTGGAAGCCCTTTTCCTGAACTGCTTTCTTAAGGTCGATCATGAACAAGGCTCCGCGCTTGGCCACGATGTTATCCTTGTTGCGGATATCCCGGAATGGGTTCGAGAAGCTCGCCGACGTCAGGCCATAGACGATGTTGATGATGATCTTTAGCGCGTCGGAGAGCGCCTTCGCATCATCCGGCGAACCCAGGAAGGGCGCGAGCTTGCCGTCAAGTATGCGTCGAGCATTCTCGTAATCTCGCCTCTTGATGAATATGCGGGCGGTCTTGATGTCGTTGAAGGCCCCGGTGTACGGCCCGAACAGATCCAGCAGTCCGATGGAAGTCGGGTGCATGGATGCGACATCGAGAACGGCGACATTCGTGTACATACCGGGCTCTGCATAGACGTAGCCGCCCTCCCCGGGATCCTCGCCACGGTACTCGCTCTTTCCGAATCCGTAGGTATAGCCGGGAAAGATGGTGGAGAGGTCTGTATACTTGAACTTCTCCTGAGGATTCCGGTCTGTTCCGAATATGATCCGGGCGGCGTGCTTCTGAGTGGTATCGTTGACACTGAGTCCGGAAAGGCTTGCCAGGATCTGCCTGGCGACGTAGTCTTGCTTTCGTGCATCGAAGACCTGCTCTGAGGTGATGACGTCATTGGCGCAGTAGTCAAGAACTTCTGGCCATTTCTCCTCGGGGACCGGCTGGTCCCAGGGGAAGCCGAGCTCCTGGTGATTAAGGCCGAGGTCGATCTGGAACTTCTTGAGGCTTTGCTTCAGGCTCGAGAAGTCGAAAATGTCGGCATGCGAAAGGTTATAAGCGTCGCCGAACATGGCGCTTGACTGGCCTGAGATGATCTTTTGACTCAGCTGGTAGATCTCATCGAGGCTATACCCCATGACCCATGCGTACAGAATATGGTTGTCGTACCTGCGATTGTTGAACCCGACCAAGTTCAGCCCGATAAGCTCCTCGATGGCCGCCCGGCTGGGATTGGCCATCTTCACGACTTTCGCATCACCCTTGAACTTCCAGCAGACCGCTAGGAGGTTCGGGAAGACCTCGATGTCATAAAGCACGAGGCGCTCGTCCAGGATGGCTGCCGGCAAGGACGGCGTAGTGGCGCTCTCTGAGGCGAACTTCATGGCCAGCACGGTCTTGACGCAATATAGCGAATGATTAGTTGATCCGTTGGCGAAAGCCAGGATCTTTCCTCGCATGTCCGTCACATCGTAGTGCATCCCGGAGATCCAGGCGTCCTCGAGGATCTTCCAGATGAAATCGATACTGGGCTTGGTTCCGGCATGAATCTCCTTCCGGATATTCCGCAGGATCATCTCCCGCAGGCCCTTCTCGGTCTGGATAGTCTTTATGTCCAGCACTCGCTTCTCCTTAAGCGGAAGACCTCCGTTTATCGTGGCCACCGGAATATCATTGCAAAGCGTCAGTTGCCGGCGGAGGGATGCGTCGCCCTTGAATGTCTTGACTTCGATGCCATCGGCATAGACGCTGCTTAGCTCTGATATCTTCCCTTCATAACGATAATGAAGGTGGACGCCTTGACCAGACTTGCTGAGTTCTGCGTAAGTGGCTGGCCATGAACTGGCTGCACGTAGATTTGCGGCGAGGTTCTTTTCTCCGTCGTCACCTCGGAGATCGAAATCGATGACGACATGATCATCTCCCGGCTTGACATAATGAAGGCGCTTGCTATCAATATCCGATAGCTTCGTGTTGACCTTCGCCCATGCTTTAGCCGGCGTCTCGCCTGAAGAGGCATACTGCGCCGGCACGTCAGCGAGCAGCCCATCGAGCAAGGATATAGCCTGATCCAGCACCATCGAAGCTGATTCAGGATCTGGGGCCGGTGGGATTCCGATTTTATCAGTACGGAATCCCGAGAATAGGTTCCAAACCTGCACGCCATCGATTCTCCCCCTCTCAGTGAAGTGCGTGAAATAGTTCCTTAGCTCGTCACGGAATTTAGCCTGGTTCAGACGCCAGTCATATCCGCCCTGATCGCAGAAGGTTTTGTAAAGCGCCCAGGCTTGCTTGAGGGTTGTCCCGTCCTGCTCCTTGAACAGCTCATAACTATCCATCAGGAAGTTATAGAATATGTCCGTCCTGAGGATCATGTCAGTCGGGCGGTAACGAGAATAGTAGTTCTTTCCGAGCCTGCGATAAACCCCAAGGCAGTGATTCGCGATGGCGCCTATTTCGAACTGAACCTTGTGCTTCAGGGCTTCATATTCGTCCGGCGGGAAAGTGTCACCTGTCGGGTGGACGTCAATCAACCGGCGGATGAGGCCTGACTTGGCATCCGAGATTCGCACTGACTTGTTGGTGCCGAGAAACAACATGGCATTGATCCTCGTGGGATATGCCGACCTGTACTTTGCGTTGATCTCGATCTCTTCGTGAGATACGATCGAATTCAGCTTAGTGTTGTCTTCGACCTTGGACAAGTCGCTATCGTGCTGAATCGCTACCAGGGGGTTGTTCTTGAGTGACTCCGTCGCGAACGCGTTCGACCCCGATGTCAAAGCCTTCGCGTCGAAGGTTGCACAGTATCCGGAGCACAGCTTTTCCAGAATATCCAGAAATGTGGATTTTCCCGTTCCGGGATCGCCATACAAAACTAGGAACTTCTGGATTTTTACGGAGTCGCCAGCGATTATGGAACCTGTAGCCCACTCGAGCTTCTCCCTTTCCGGTTGTGCGTATAGTTTCGACATCATCGTGTCATAAGCCACGATAGAGCCTGGCTTAACCGAATACGGGAGTCTTTTACTGCTGTGATCCTCCTTTCTAGGAGGAGTGTCTGCGAAGGTTAGCTTTCCATCTAGCTGTTGATGGGAGTCCGGCATGTTTCCGATATAGCTCTTGAATGCCTTCCATACGCCGGTCTGATAGCTGCTCATGGTCTTCACGCGGGTATTCTCGCCAAGCTTGGCTGCCTGCTCGTGAAGATCTGCGTCAACAAGACGCTGGACACTATACTCGTCTGTCGACCACAGTCCAGCGTCTTCGTCCCATATAGCGAGAAATGCGCCACCGCGGACCATCAGGTCTCTCGAGGCCTTCACGACGAAATCCGGATATATCTCCGTTGCCCCGGACTTCGACTCCCGAGTCTTAACCTGATAAAAGTCCATCGGTTACCCTCCTACCCTGCGCACTTGTTCAAGGCGACAACCGCAGCCTCGACCCTTGTTTTTCCGTATCCTGTGAAATGTGATCCGACATCGATGATATGCGCTTCGTAGATCACCATCCCCTCAATATCCATCGCGTTTCTCGTTACGACCAGAAAACGATCTATCTGGAAGTCTATTCTGTCGGTGTCTTCCTCTTCTATCTCGTCCATCAGTACATCTGGTTCTCTCCTGCGTAAGCTGCTAGCTGATACCACAGCTCGACTTGTCGTTGGTCTTCTTCCGGTTCCCGAAGCGGGAATATTCCTCCGCGGCCGTAGGAGTCATACCTCCTCTGGTTGAACGTCTGCAGGACCCGCTTAATCTTACTCTCGTCCTGCAGGATATAGGCCTCGTCAGAATATCCACTGAGCTTCAAGTTCGCCACGAAATCGGCGAACCACTCAGGAGGAGTACGCCCTACGAAGAACTCTGCCCGAAGTGCGAGGCCTACCAGCATCTCGAATATCGTCACTCCAGAGTTGAAAAGTTTCTCCCATTCCCACGACTCAAACCGGGCTAGCTCTGACGGGCGAAGGCTTTCGTAGAATTCCATCCGAAGCTGAAGCACGTCACTGGCCCGGTTATCATCATTCGGAATGGACGGGACGAACTCGATCTGATCCATTTGGAAGCAGAGAATCGTGTAACTATGCGGCGATTCTATGTCCTCCACGGAATATACCCGGTGGTAAAGCCAGCGGAAATATCGCTCCGCCATGCCAACCCTATCCACCGGGTGACCTTGGGTTCCCGTAGTTCAGGATTACGTCGGCGTATGAACTCCGGTTCAGGATAACCTCGAAATCGATCTTGCGAGGCTCGTTCCGGATATAGACCCTCGTCGGATCACCAGACCGGCTCTCTTCCTCGAAGAGCCTGATACTAAGCGGCCCGGTAGTCCTGATGATATCCGGGATCGGCTTCTCGAATTCGTCGATCAGGGCGTTATCCTGAGCAAACCAGGTAACGGCTAGCTGTTGCCATCCATCGCCGGCTGACCGGTCCGCGAACTCGACGACGGAAATGACATAAGGCTTAGAACGGTCACGGTTAGCAGGAGGCCAGCCATCCTCGTCTTCATCCTCTTCATCGTCCTCGAGTACTGACTCCGGATCCACGTCATCGTCTTCGTCATTATCCTCGGGACCGTCCGATACTTCCTCGTCAAGGTAGGCTGCAGTACCACGGAAGTCCTGGGGTTTGCGAGTTCCCAGGGAGGCTTGACCGGTCCGAGCCTTATAGAAATCGCGGGTTGCCTGAACTTCTGCTTCGATCCGCTCTTCGCATCGAGTCCGATCGAGGTGGCGATACAGTAGATAGCCACTGACACCGCCAAGAGCCAGGCCGGCGACCATGCCAACAGCCACTGAGGTACCATCGAGATTCATCCTTTCCATTGTCAGATCCTGGTCTTCGAGTTACCGCGGGGACCGATGATCTCGCCGTCGACGTTGAAGTCGAGCAAGATAACGTTCTCGAACCCATTGACGAACGCTCGCTTCATCGAGTCGTATATGTCGTATATGCCGAAGTCGACATAGCCATCCCCCTTGCAGGCATCGCATTTCTGGTCGATGTGGCACTTCCGGCACTTCGGATCCGCCACCCGCCACCCGACGACCTGGCCGGCCTGAGTCCACGGCAGGCCGAGTGCGTCATGAACCTCATTCAGGAACAGGTAACCACGAGCGTGCAGGCGGTTGTTGAGATACGTCTGCTGACTCCGGAGAAAGAACTTGTTGTATTCGGCGTTCTTGTTCCAGCTCGGGGACTGCTCGTCGAAGAACATCGAATATGGTGACGGATCAGAGTCGCTCATGTCGATGATCTCGCAAGGCTCGCCCTGGTCGTTGCATCCCTGGACAAGCGACACGCCACGGTAAAGCTGGAGCTCCTCTTCCACTCCGATCTTCTCCGCGACCCGCTTCCGGTACGCCTCATAGCCGACGCTCAGGGCCGTGTACGCCGCTGCGAGGCTGGCCTGGCGCTTCAGCATCATGTTGTGCGCGGAAAGCACGCAGATGATGGATGCCGAGCCGAGAAGGATTGTCGGGCCGTAGATCCTGGCGAGGTCGATCG